AAGATTGACTCATTTACTGTTTCTGGAAACGTTGGAACATCTGGCACAGAAACAGTAAATGAGTCAATCTTACGGACAATGACAGTGTCGCGCGGTTCAAGATCACTCGCTAGACGTGCGCGAAAAAACTCGTCGTTAACATTCAATGCGCACCAATCGCCTGGATCATACTCGCCTACTTTTGGAGAAAGAGATCCGTTTACACTAACTTTAATGTCAGCAATTGGTGGTCTAAACTCATCTAGGTACCGCTTGGCGTATTGATATATGGTTGCCTCACTGGCCGCATCAACAAACCTTACGTTGTCAGATAGCGTAGGTGTTTGCTGGTCAAGCGCGTCGTCAGCGTCGAGTAGCGGCCAACCTGCTTCTAAAAGATCATGCGCAACTGCTGCTGCGTACGGCTGACTTACGTCTTGTCCCAAGTCTCCAGTGTTGCCAACAACAAAAAATCTAGTTGCTGCGTTTTCAGCAGACTCGTCTACACTAATGTCAATGATGCTTCCCGGGTAATCAAACACGAGTTGATCGGCGCCGAACCTGCTAATCGGCGAGACCTCACCCGGAGCAGGAGGGTCTGGAAAGTTTATTGAAATCAAGACAAGTGTTCTTGTAAATGAGTCTGTGGCAGCATCATAGGCGCAGTCAATACGGTACTCAAAGCCGTCAATTGTGTCTGAGTACTTATCGAGTTCTTCACCAACTGAAGCAAGCTCATATCCGCGGTACGTTCTATTTTGAACATTACTTCCGCTGTATGCTGCAGTTGAGTATCCTATTCCAATATCAGCGTTTGCCGGATACGGGCCGTACGTGTTTGCGTAAACATACGGTGTCTTTGTCGCAGTGCCAGAGCTTGCCTGCGGAAGTATGTCCGTGACAGCGAACGAAGTAAATGTAAATGATGTTGACGATGGCACGGTGACAACTGTATGAAGACCGTCAAACACAAGAATTGTTGAGTTCGCATCGTCAACTCCAGACACTTCAACAGTGTCTCCGACAGAAAACCCGTGTGAAGTTGATGTAGTTATCGTCGCAACAGACGCTATTAGTTGCTTGTTTGAAATTGACACAACCGTTGGCGTGGCAGCAGCAAGTGCCTGATTTGCTGAAACAAGGTCAAAAGTAAATGTAGATAGGTTTGGAGTACTTGTCACTTCATGATCTCCGTTGTACGGAGCGACACTATTTACAATCTGCACTAGTTGACCTGGAAGCAGAGTATGGTCATGCTGCGCAACAATTGTTGCGACATTTGATGTTAGTTGCGTTGTAGATATTTCAATTGCAGTTGAAAGCCCAGGCTCAATTTCATCATTTGGAAAATCTATGTTTGTGAAGTCAATTGCCATCGTGTCGAGTAGCTGACGAATATAGTCGTAGGTGTCAACACGAACGTAGACAGTTGCATTCAAATATGTGCCGTTTGGAAGAGTCGGTATAGACACGGTGCAGCTTGTTGCGCTTGGTGCCGTAAGAACTGTGTAGTACCCGTTGTACTGAAACTCGCCTACTTCATAGAAAATAATTTGGATTGTGGATCCGATTGGAAAATCAAATGAGTACAGGTCAAGAGAAACTGTAGTTGTTCCAGAAGCTTTAGTAATAGTTGCACCAAAACTGTGCGAGTACGTTTTCCATATATTTCTATGGTAGAAGTAGCTTGTAAACTCTGCTCCAGAAACCTGCAGCACACGAGATTCAACTGAATACGAGCGCGACCAAATAATTCCACCCCATACGCACTGCCCGTCGCGAACAACGTACAGCCCAGTTTTTCCAGGCATCGTGCTTGAGTACAAGTCAAACGACACGGTTTCTGGAATGTAAGGAATTGATCCAGAGAACTTTCCAGCGCCTTTGATTGCACGCTCGTATTGAACTGACTTAAACGGAATTTCCCCGATGACCTGATTAGACAGCAGGTCAGTTACGAAGTATCTGTATATCGGTGCGTATTCTGTTATTGACATGTGTGATCCGTCCTTAGGCTAGTAAACTATCCGATCCAGCCGGACCTGTAGTACACGTCCATAGTTGCGGCGCCAGTTGCGTCGGTATCGTCTGTGAATGTTATCACGTTGTCTCCTGGCTCAAGTCTGATCCAGTCAGTAAGAACCTCAAGCATTGACCGTGTCCCAGTGGTTTGACTGTTAAAAACTACAGATCGGTCATAAGTGTCAATTTCAAGAATATCAGCGTCAATTGCAGCAGTTCCACTGGCAGCGCCGTACGCAACGTTTGCGGCAACTTTGTCATATGTAAATGTTGAAGTTGTTGGGACACTGGCAATTGTATGCGTTCCGTCAAACGTTGCATTTGAAATGCTAACAGTGACAAGATCTCCGGCAATGAATCCATGTGTCGTGCTTGTCGTAATCGTAGCAATATTGCTTGCAAGTTGGCTGTTTGAGACACTTTTTGAAGTGGCTGCTCGAAGTGGTTGAATAATTGTAATGAACTCTTCATTTGCCGCGTTGTAGATTGTCCCTGGTCCAGCAAGCGGGCCTTCAACGACAAACACTGCTGAGACTCGTGTGTTTCCATCATTTGAAATTGTGCGCGTTCCAGTCTCACTTACCGCGCTATTAGCAGAAGGAATTGTAGTGATGTCGTAGCCATCTGGCTCGGCGGTATTCCACGAGTACTTAATTGGATCAGCGGCGCGTAGACCAATTGAAAAGTCAATGCGGCCTCGAGGACTTACTGATGTGATGCTTGGGCGTCCACTAAGTCGTACCTTAGAGGCTTTGATTGGATTTTCATGAACCTTAAGCCAGCCATACGTGTACACCAGACTTGTTGATGTAATTAGTTCATTTCGAGCTGCAGGTGCAAGACTTGGATCTGGAGTAAGAATTGAGCCGTTCAATGTCAACTGGCGAGCAAGCCAACGACCGCGGACGTCATATGATCCGTCGCCGTAGCCGCGCTCAATATCTGGAACCATTGGATCTGGGTGAACCCACCAACCTTCAATATCTGTGCACACCCACACAACGTTGTTTTCATCAATTCTGTTGAGGACAAGATCATTTATCTCGATGTCATTCTTTAACTTCATTCCCGTAAACCACGGGCGCGGTAAAGCAGTTAGCGACCTGTTTACAGCTACGTTTTCATTTGCCTGCGATGGGGCGTCAGTATATTCTCCTGCGCCGTATTCTCCAGCTCCGTAAGCTAATTCTGCTGCTGCCATGATGTGTCCTTACTTCCCCTGCGCGAACTAGCCGATGTTTCCAACTGTTGGTCCTGCGCCCATGTCAATGTACATGAAGTTGCTTCCAACTGCAGATGTAACAGTTCCAGAAGAGCAGTTAACAACAAGACCAAGCCGTGTGTCCGCTACTGGAACGACGGTGCCAAGAATTCTGGCAACCATGTTTGTCGCGTCTGAAACAACAAAAGAAGCAGCCGATGTGGTTGTTGCAGCTCCAGTTGCATTTATGTTAGTGATGTTTCCGTTTGTTCCAGTTGTCAGTGTAGTGCCAACTGTCATAAGTTCAATGATTCCAATTAAGTCAAGGTTTGTCGCCGCCGAGTTCGCAAACGAAAAAGTAATTGTCCCAGACGTTGCCTTTGTGAACTTAAGGTAGTACTCAAACTTGTATAAACGACCAGCGAGCAATGCAGGGCGAACCGTTGAAGTAAAGAAGTGACCTCCAGAAGCAACGCTAGCGCCAGACGTAATCTCACCCATCTGCGGAGCCATAACAATTCCTCGACCAGTGCCGTTTGTTGTATCGCCGGTAACAAACATCGTGTTTCCGTCAAACTCAATTGCACCCTGAGTAGGAGAAGTAAGGTTTGTGCCGTTGTTCAACTTAATTGCAGCTGCTGAAGTAGTTCCAGCAGTAATCGTTGGTGCTGTCAATGTTTTAGTTGTCAAAGTTTGGTTGTCAGATGTACCAACAATTGTTCCAGTTGGCACAGTCTTGCCGAGGACCTCTGTCGCGCTGAGCACGGTGGATCCGTTGATCTCATAGACTTTGCCAGACACGAGGTTAAAGTCTTCAGATGATGTCCAAGCCGCTGTCGAGTTTACCCAGTTAAGTGTCTTATCAGTGGCACCCTTAAGCGTGATTCCGCCGCCGTCTGCCGTGGTGTTTGACGGTGTTGTGACAGACCCAAGCTCGAGGTTCTTATCGTCTACAGAAATAGTGGTGCTGTTCACTGTAGTTGTGGTTCCGTCTACAGTCAAGTTTCCGGTGAGGACAATGTTTCCAGTAACACTTGCGTTTCCAGTAACTGTTAGTGACCCACCGACTGAGGCGTTTCCACTAATCGTGACGTTGCTAAGAGTACCTACGCTTGTCAGACTTGATGTTGTCACGTTAGACGAGAGCGTTGTTCCGACAACACCGTTTGCCGCAGCTTTGATTGCCCAGGTGTTCGAGCTTAAGTGCGCAAAGCGATTATCAATTGCCGTAATCGCAGCGTTCAGTACCGTACCCCAACCAGTGTCTCCGTTGTCTGGAACCGGTGTGCCATCTATTAATGTTGTCATATTTTTCTCCTAGTTGCTTATGCTGCTCCGCGCCGTAGTTGAAGCGCAAGTTGGCGCGAAACAACTGACGCTAGTTCTATCTCGTCCATACCTGGCGATGGGTTCACATTTACAGTAATTCCACCCTGTCCTCCAGATAGCATTGTAATGATCGCTCTATCACGCTTAGAGAGACCGCTTTCGTCAAGCGGTTCTACACGTTCAGCACGCCCTGCCTCGCCTATGCGTGCGAGAGTGCCGCCTGGTGACGGCATAATGACGCCTCCTTCAGCAAGCTCTGGAATGTCTGGAAGGCCAAGAGTAAATCCGCCAACAGTTACTCCAAATATCTTTGCAGATGGAATCCTAAACTCCATTCTGTTCCAGGCACGAATGATGAAGTTGATCGCGGACTTAAATGTATCTCTAATTGCATCGCCAATTCGTCCAAATATCTGTCGAGCGCCGCTAACTACTCCAGTAATGAAGTTCCACGCATTAGTAAACGCTGTCCTAATGCCGTTCCATACGTTACCCCAAATTGTACCGATGAGTCCAAAGATTGGCTTAATTACGTTGTTCCAGTAGAATTCCACTAGCGTAGAAACGTAGCGCCATACTGTAGAAAACACGGCTTGAATTCCATTCCATACGCCGCCCCATACAGTGCCAATAAACCCAAACACTGGCTTGATTATGTTGTTCCAAGCAAACTCAATTCCACCGGTAATTAAGTTCCACACAGTCGTGTAGTACAGCAGAATGCCATCCCAGATTAGACCCCACACAGCACCAATAAGACCAAATATCGGTTGAATTACGTTGTTCCAAGCAAAGTCAATAGAGGTGGTAATTATGTTCCAAGCTGTTTCAAATGCAACCTGCATTGCTCCCCACACAGCACCAACAACGACACCAAAGATCTCAAATATCGGTCTGATTATGTTGTTCCATGCAAATTGAATTGAATTGTAGATTGCCGGCCACACGAGGTCCCACGCCGCTTGAATACCTCTCCAAATTGCAATTATGCCTAGCCCCATTAGAATAAATGGCAGCATGATTAGTCCAACAGCGATCTTAAAAGCGATTACAAGTCCAGGCCACACTGCGTCCCACGCTGCCCTGATTCCATTCCAAATTCCAGAAAAGAATCCGCCAATCAGTCCACCGACAAACTGGATACCTTCCCATAGGAAATCTATGCCTGCCTTAATTCCTTCCCATGCAATGAGGGCTACTGCTTGGATTCCATTCCAAATAGGAGCAAAAAACCCGGCAATTAGTCCGCCGACATATTGGATGCCTTCCCAAAGAGCATCGAGTCCTGCCTTAATCCCGCGCCATACTGCGTCAACGATGTCACGAACAAACTCAAACCTCTTATACAGTACAACAAGTATTGCGATCAAAGCAACAATGCCAAGAACCCACCACGTGATTGGACTTTTCCACATTGTCATGTTTAGAATTCGCTGCGCAATCGTTGTTTGCTTGATGTTGAATGCAAGCTGCTTTAGCTGGCCAGGAACATTTTTAAGTGCAGTAATTCCAGCTTTAATCTTGTCCTGAGCGTACATTGCCTTAAGTGCTGCGGTTTCCATAGCGCTCTTAAACTTCGCTATGTTTGCTGCTGAAAGTATCATGCTGCCCTTGATGTACAGCCCTGTTAGCTGTGCAACGCGACCAAGAACTCCAAAAGCCGCTCGTGCAGCATGGATCATTGCCAACATTTTGAAGACTTCTCCAACAAGTGGTATTGCCAAGAACCCGGTTAGCACGTCCATGGCTTTTGAAAGAATACCAAAGAATACTTGCACGCTGCCAGACTCGATGAACGCCGCGGTCATCTTTAGGAAGCTTTCTATAGCTTTAGCAAAGGTCTCACCACCTTTGATTAGCTCTGGCATCTTGTCAAGAATTGCGTCAATTCCTGATCCAACTCGTTTCATCGATCCTTCAAATGATTCATCACCACCAGCACGAAGGATTGCTGCAACAATCCTCCCAAGAATGCTAAGAATCTCTTGAAAGCCGGCCCAAGCAACTTGAAAATACTCTTGTAGCTTTCCACTGGCAAGGTGCTTTGCTGTAAAGTCTTCAAACCTCTGCGACAGATCAATGAACCAGTCCATCATTGTTTGGCCTGCGCCACCCTGGCCTGAAATAGCTCTACCAATGTTCATAAACGCGCCGACAATGTTTCCAAGAATTGTGCCAAAGTCGGCGGCAATCTCACCAGACCTGTTGAACATGTCTGTTAGTCCGCTGATGTTTCCTTCAGCGTCCTTTGCCCAGCCGCCAGTGAGTGCGACAATCCAGTCAGTAAACTTGCGAATAAGTGGATCAGCAGCAACAAGAAGCGCAGAGATCAGTCTTGTAATGTTTCCAAGTACTTTACCTGTGTTTTCAAGAACATAGTTGTTTGTATCCATGTTCTTGCCAATGTTCTGAATTGCGGTAGGGCTAGTGATTGCTGCTGCAAAATCTTTTGAAGCTTTACCGAGAGCAATGCCAGTCTCTCTTAGCTTTGTTTCAATAGTTGGGAAAAGCTTAGTAACAACTAAACTAATTGCATCTTGCAATGCTGGAAGAAGACCTTCGCTAACTGCGAGCTTGAGCTTGTCAATTTGCGGCTTAAGTCCGGCAATGAACTTAGCAAATTCAATTTGAAATTCGTTTAGGCCAGCAAATGGGTCTTGTCCGCCGCCGCCTTTTCCAGCCTTTGCGTCTTTGACTTCTTTATCTGCAAGAAGCTTATCATCAGCCGCTCTGTTTAAGTCTCTTCTAGCCGCCGTTTCAGCCTCGATAGCGTCTAGAACAGTCCTTGAGTTTGCGACTTGTTGCTCAGTACTCCACTGACCATTGTTAGTTGCTTTATTGAGATCTTTGTTAAGCTCTTGCACGCTAGTTCGTGATCTGCGTAAGTTAAGATCAGCTTCAGCAAACGCAAGTTCGGCTTCGCGGCGGGCACGGTTATTTGGTGGAAGGTCCTGTACACGAAGCAAAGCTTCACGAGCTTTTTCAAGTTCAATTACCGCGCGCTTTTCACTGATGACAGCGTCTTCGCTGTCGTATTTAAGTTTTTTGAGCGCTCTATCTGCTTCTTCGTACGCATCTGTGACAGCCCTCTGCGCCTTTTCAAGTCGCAATTGGCTATCAAGCCAACGATCAGTTGCGTCACGGGCAGCGCGAAGCAATTGCGGCATTCTGTCAACACCACCACCAGGCTTTGTTATCGCACCAATTGCTTTTCCAATACCACTAAACGCGAGCTTGAATGCTGCCATGCCCTGGATAAAAGCAGAGATAACACCGCCAAGAACTATGAAAGATGGCGCGGCGGCAGCGGCTTGAAACGCCATGACAGAAAGACCCGCAGCAGCTGAGCCAAGGGCAGGAGCGAGTAGTCCAACAGCACCCTGCAACTTATAACCAGACTTAATTAACTCATTGATTGCTTTGTATGTTTCTACCGCGTCTTGCTCAACTCGTGTAAACCCACTTGAAGAGCCTTTGCTAAAACTTCTACCAAGCGTGGAACCAAGCTTTGAGAACCGCGACTCAAGGCCATCAATGATGTCTTCAATATCGTCTTTAAATCCAGTTGTAATTGCATTAACAACGATGTAGGCACTACCGACTACGGCCATATGTCTTCACCTCCTTCCATCATAGTGTCTACGTCTATTCTAAAACATCTACAACTACCTGAGTGGGGCATCTAATGCGCGGCCAAACGGTAGTGGTGAGTTTTCATCTGGAAGTGACGCTGAAATATAAGGCTTTGTTTCTCCAGAGCGAGCAAACGGATCTACTGGCATTGGAATGTCATCATCGTCTGCAAGAGGAGGCTCGATATTGCGCGTAGACGACGAGCTATTAGTAGCGTACTTGTACTCTGTGTTGTACAGTTCTCTGTAGATTACTTGCCTAAACTTGCCCTTCGCCTCGAGCGCTTCACCAGACGCAGCGTTCAACGAATCTTCTTCAAATAAGAAATGAAGAAAATCAACCGCGTCAGCGGCGTCTAATTGTCGGATATCAACACCAAGGGAAATTGCCTTGCCGTTGACATACGGCCAGAGATCAACTGCCCAAGCTAGGAAGCTGCTGGCGGCTGCGTAGGGCGGTCAGAGTACTGCTCCACCAACCAAGCAACAATGTTGCTCAACTGCTCAACTTCAACAATCTTGTCATCGCTCTGTACTAGCGCGTCAAATCGTTCGTAGCTTTCTGCAATAAGAACAAGCTTAAAGAACTTGTTGATGATTGCAGCTGCCTCACCTGGATTGTCTTGCGCTGACGACGCAGCGACAAGGTCAAGAAGAACTTTTCCTTGCATCTTTGGCTTGCATGAAAAGTCTTCTCCATGAAGCTTAAATGAAAGTGGCTCTGCTGGTTTGTCTTGATCTCCAGCGCCAAAATCTTTGAATCTTGCCATATGTGTTTTCTCCGTATGTTTGTGTTATCTGTCGTTATTACTTTACCATGTACAAAAAGGTAGTTAGGTACCTATTCGGTCTGGTTCCCGGGTGCGCTACTTGTCGCGAGTAAACTATTCTTCCTCTAGAGGAAAACCTAAGAAGTCCTCCACTGTCTGCTCTAATAATGTGTGGACGCGTACCTTCGTGGTGCATGTACGCATATGACAATGGCGAACCGATTGTCATCTTTTGGCCAGTTGGAGTTGGCTCTTGTGACATATTGATAGATGCTGCTAGCGCACCTGTTCTTTTTCCAACCTTCATCTTTGCAGCCGCAGTAATTCGTAAACCACGGCCAAACATGTGACGACCAACGTCGCCAGTTGGATCTTTTAATAGACGAAATAAGGCTGGTTCGTTCCAAACAATGTAGTGTGCCATTACGGTATCGCCATCGTAAGTTGCATCGTGACAAGTTGAAACCCGCCTTCTGGAGGTGGAATGTCAACAGTTGCGATTGTACCTACACCAAAAGTACCTGGTTCCCACTGGTCAAGTACGTTAATTGACTGCATAAGAACCCAGGCGTCTATTGCCGAAATTTCAGCGCCTTCTGAGATCTTTTCAGCAGACGGTGGACGACCGTTCACTCCAACTACTGGTATCTCTCGAGCGATCAATATAGTCATAACTGCGCTTCTAGGCATGTTGCACTTTTGCGGAGCAGAAGCTTGGTCTCCTGGAGCACCCAAGTAAATCTGAACTAAAGATACAGAAAGTTGTTCACAATCAATTGCGACCTGTCCGACGTTCCAGTACCGCCTATTTGGCAGTGGAACATTGTGAGACTCAAAGATTGACACAACGCTGTCAAGAACATTTTGAAGTAAGTTCTTTACATTAAGAGCATCGTCTGAAACGTCTGCGATAGATGTGATTGCCATGGCTAGTCGCCAATCGTAACAATTGGATTTAACTGAGGTGTTGACATGTTGATTCTCAGGTTTCCAGATGCTACATAGACAGTCTCAATTTGACCTTCGTATTCAATGCTCGGCCGCGATGCGTACATATCCCACGTGCCTGGGTCAACAAGACCAACTATCGCAAGGGCGTCTTCGTATTGGACATTGATTTGAACAGAGTTGTCGTCCTCGAGTAGTAGTACTGATCCTTCACCAAGGTCACGAGACTTTACGTTTGCCCAGTCATTGATAGTTACTCGTGGTATCCAACCAGTTCCATCAAGCAACCACCACGCGTTGAGGTAGTCGTAGGTGATTGCAACTGAACCGTAGCTTCCATTCACAATTGTGATGTCTTGAATTGACTTAACGAGCTTGTCATCTTTTGGTGTAAGCCTTCGTGCGCGGGCGAGGTCAGGACTAAATACTCGGGCGCGGTTCTTTGCATTGTCTGGGTTTACTGACTTTAAGAACAAGTCAACAAAGTAGATGCCAGTACGGCCTTGAGCAACAAACTCTTGTGGGTCAAGAATTGTGTAAGAAACACCTTGACGTGCAATACTCGTTACGCGCTGTGGAAGCTCGCAATCTTCTCCAGACCACATCTTGCAGAACTCAATAGCAAGCATTCGTGCGGCCATCTTTCCCATTGCTGGGGCCTCAACACCATACGTGTATGTAACTTCAACGTTGCATGGTCTCCATGGGACACCACGAACTGGTTGAATAACAGAATGGTCTGAAAGGTAGTAATAGTTCGGGTTAATGATCTCGCCGAGGTGATCACGAATTGCGTGAACTTTTGTCACTGGCTTTCCGCGCAAACGAAGTCGTGAACCTGTTGTAATTCCATCAGACGCTGTTTCATAAAAGTCATAGGCAGTCAGTGGAATGTTCTGCACGTCGCCATTGACGAGTGCTGCAGTAGTTGTTCCCCGAGCAAGGCCGTAGTTGTGTCCGCGCGTTGCGCAGACATATCGCTCTGTTACCGTCGTTGCGCCACTGTACTTTCGTCCCGACAATTGGAAAAGAAGCTGCGATGCTACTTTTGCTGCGTCGTACGAGAACTCTGAGTCTGAGTAGCTGCCAAGATCTGAAGTGCTTACCCAGAGGTTTGTCATCAAAGTTCCTTGTCTATTCAGTGCTCGTAAGTGAGCGTGGCGCGTAAGTACATACTACTACGAGCGCCACGCTCAGATTACGTGAATTACGCTGTTGGATCCTCCGAGGAAGCGATGATGAAGTCAATTGCTTCGTCAGCGTTGTATTCGGTGTTACCAGGTACGTTGTACTCAGTTGTTGAACCCTGCGACGTAAAGTCAGTAACTGCCCAGCTATTTGCAAGAACAACTGCCGTACCAGTTTCTACGCCAGATGTAATTGTTCCGCTTGTTGCCGTGGTGTACGTGAACGTTGTAGTGGTTGGTACCCCTGTGATTGTATACGTACCGTTAAGAGCGGCCGCGTTAGTTACTGCAGTGACTGTCACGCTGTCTCCTACACGGAAACCGTGCGCTGTTGACGTTGTAAGTGTAGCCGTTGTTGTGGAGCGAGCAGCGTTCGAGATCGTCTTTGAAAGATCTCCGTGCCATTCGTAGAAGCCCTTGCGACCAGTTGGTGCCCACGAAGCACGAGCGTACGAGTACGGACGCTCTGTTGCCAATGGGAATTCCCAACGCTCATCAAGGCCGTCACCAAACAACGAGTTGCCGATGCTGTAGCCTTCAAATGTGCTTGCGAGCATTCCGTTCTCAATCACGCGGTCACCAGACTGACGCATACGGCAGTATGGGAAGACCCAGTGGAAGTAAGGAAGTGTTGCTGCGCGCTTGCCGTCCTTAACTGCGAATGACCAACACTCAATTGCAACACCGTTGCCGGCTGGGTCGTCACCAATACCTGGCGATGACCAACCGATGCTCTTTCGGTCAGGTGAAGCGAATGTTCCGAGGTTCTTGCGAAGCAAGAGACCACCAGACATAAGCTCTGTCAATTCAGGATCTGGTTCGCAAATAGCAAGTTCCATTGTCACACGCTTGAGTGTGTCTGGTGCCTTGTATGAAACGCAGATTGTTCCGTTTGCCGACTTCTCAACGATTTCATCGCCTTCTTCGTATTCAGGTGTGAACGAGATACGCATGAATGCGCTGGTCGTGTAACTGTCGCCAGGATTGTTGAGCAAGTTGCCAGCTGCATCAAGACGCGTGACGCGAATTGAAACACCTTGAATACTTGCTGCGTAGTCTTGGGTTGCCATGTTTTTATTTTCTCCTTAGGGATTAGACTGTCAGGTCTACTCTGACTGCTAGATGAATTGTTGTATCAAAGTAAACCGCCGCTGGGCGAATTGCCTTGAGCTTCATGTCGTTTTGGTTTCCGCTGACATCGTACGCTTGGCCGTTGCTGTCGTTTACAACATCAACTTTTCCAACGTATGTATGCACTGATCCAGTGCCATACATCCATTTGTTTCCGTCAGTTGCAGTTGCACCAGTTGCACCCGTTGGTCCAGTGCCCGAATATCCAGATCCAACGATGATTGGTGTTCCAGATATTGTCTCAAGACGGCCATCAGCCGTATGAAAAATCATGTAGCTGCTAGACAAAAGCGCTGCTGTGTCGCGTGTCATGTGGATAACACCCTGCTCTCCACAAGGAGATGTTGACCCAATCTTAAAGTCAAGAAGTGCAATTGCCCTAGCCGCGTTAAGTGCTGTTCCACTGTTTAGAATAGTTGCTGTAGCAGCTGACAGTGCAAGGTTGTCGTGCGACTCTCCCTCACGGACTGCGCCGTCCCAGAGTTCTTGCTCTACTGCTTTTTGCGTAACGCCCTTGATTTGTCGCGAAATTCTTTCAAAGCGATCAAGTGCTGTGTAGCCAAATGTTGAAATCTGTTCTTCTACTTCAATAAAAAATGGCTTGATTTGTGTAAATCGTGTTGGGGTTGCGTCTGACGCAATGGACGCTGACGTTGTATCTGTGTCGTCCCAATTCTTAGCTGAGTAAAGACTTGTATCCCACTCTTGTGCGAATGTGCGGATCCATCGGTCCTCGTCAGATAGCGTAGTCCGTGCAGGCTTAGCCACCGAAAACAGACCACAGTCTGCTGGCTCAATTGCAGGTGCGACTACAACTCCATCTTTTGGAAATGCCATTTTTGTTCCTAACTTAAGTTCCGCGTTATATGTTTCTTACTTGTATTGGGGGCACCCATTTCTGGGTACCCCCTCTACGAGTTTTTGCTTTAGCTTCGGTTTAGTACTCGATAGCTGCTGCGGTTGCACCACCTGTGGTGTCACGGAGGGCTGCTGCCACACCGTTTACCGAGATGGTTGAGGTTACAACGAGTGACTCAACGCCAATCTTTGCAATGCCTTCGAATGTTTCTACGAACATCTTGTAGTCGTTGGTTCCAACGAGTGAAGAGTCGCGGATAATTCCGAGGTCCAAGGTGCCACCATCAAGGAACAAGAATGTTCCTTCTGCGAAGATGTACCATGTGAATGTGTCTGAGAACTCGTTGAGTGCTGCGGAGCCAGACTGCGCGCCGTAAACATTCAAGTCGTGTGAGTAAGTGATGTCAACACCGCGTGCTGCGAGGTATCCATCAATTTCTCCAGTTGCATTCATTGTTGCATCACCAGGCATTGCCAATGTGAGGTCGGCAACCATTGCGTCCTTGATCCAAGCTGGAGCGATTACTCGCAACTTCTGATCTGGGGACAAACGGTGACGGCTACGCATTGCAACTGCTGCGCGTCCAACCTGGACGAGGAAGTCACGAGCAACGCCGATGAGGCTTGTTGTCGTAACAGCTGTCGAGCCAGATGTCAACTTGCCAGCGAGGTACTGCTCTGCTTCACGTGCGTGCTGGATAAGAGCAAGTTCGTTGTGACGAGCAATCAACTCTGGATACGCACGTGTCATCAAGTTACCAAATTGCAGTTGCAAAGTAACAGCGTCGGTAGCGACGGTTGTTTCACTTGCTGCTGTAATGGTGAGGCTTGACTTAACGTCTGTGCCAGGGCTTGTGTCTGTTACGTTTGTCCAAACGCCAACTGCGTTGCCGTAATCAGCAAGCACTGGTGGGACGATGTAACGGATACCACCACGGTCTGCTGCAAAGCGTGGAAGCGAGTCGCGGATCGGACGGTCTGTTGTTCCTAGACCGAAGATGTCATACTTGACTTCAAACGGTGCGGAGTGACCACCCGAAGCTACGAGTGCTTCTGGCGATGCAACGGCCTTGATTTTGGCAACGTTGCTGTCGGTGTCCTGTGTAAGAACACGGGACTCTGGGTACTTGGTTGTGATTGAAGCAACGATGTGCTGTTCGCCGTCGCCACCCTTAACACGGCGAAGACCGTGCAAGCGTGAAGCCATAGCTTCTGCAATTTCGTTTGCATCTTTCATTTGTGCACCGGCCGTGTAGCCAGGGATGTCTGCGCCAGCAGTGATTGCTACTGGTGCTGTTTCCTTCTGACTTGGTTGACGGTCGGCTGGAGCTTGGAATTCTACTTCCAAGTTCGTGTTGTCTGCCGCGGCAGTCATGGTTGCCTCCTGGGCTTCCTGCTCTTGTGGAGCATTGATAATTTCTGTTGATGTGCTTGCTTCAGCTTCAACTGGTGCTTCAATAACTGCTTCAGCTACAACTTCTTCCACTACTGCGGCTTCTGTTGTTGCTTCTGGAGCTACTGTTGCTTCAGCTGTTGCTGTTTCTTCTGTGGTTGAAAGTTCAGAACCTTCTACTGCTTCAGCGGATGCTTCCATTGGCATTTCCTTCTTCTCCTCTTCAGGAGCTTCAGGTGCTTCTTCCATTGGCATTTCTGCATCTGGCGCCGGCATTTCCTCTGGCATTTCTTCCATGTCACCTTCGGCTTCACCCTTAACACGCATTGTAGCTTCAGCCGCGCGTGTGGCGAGCTCTTGTGCAAGAGCTTCGCGACGCTTGGATTCACCACGAACTGTGTCAAGCATGTCCGCAAGTTGCGTCATGGCATCTACTGTTTCTGTAGTTGGATCTTGACCCTCAACCGTTTCAAACTCGGTAACGATTTCAGCTTGAAGAGCGACGATTTGATCGTCTGTCAAGTCTCCAATCGTGTCGAGTTGTTGTTTGATACGGTCCACTGTCCCTCCTCCGGGATCAGTCACGATAGACCCACTTTAGGTCTATCTGGGGCTTCTGTCCATGGAGAGGGACTCTGACACGATGTGCAGAGGCACTCACCTATGGAATACATTAACATGATTATAAATGTCTTATGTCAGTAGTCTTAGAAGCTTGCTCATCTCAGATGATACCTCACCTTGAGAGTAAACATCACTTCCAGACTTGTAGCTACGAAGCGACTTTGTCGCCTCGTCTGCGTCTTCTTTTCCGATCTTTGCCTCAACCTTAGTAATCATGTCATCAATAAGATCCCTGAGTACTGGCGGTAGATCGCTAAAGCGAACTTTATCTGTTTGTTTTCCGAAAGGCAGCGGAAGGTTGGAAATCACTGTTCCCAATAGTTTCGCGGCTTCGCGGACGTTTTCAAGCGATGTAGCATCTAAAGCACCGCTGTCTAACCGCGCGATTAGGTCAAGTAAACCTGCGGCGCCGGCAGCGGCGGCGTCGTAGTTTCCAGCATTTACAAGCGCATCTGTTTCTTCAATCTTGTCCATTACGCCTTGAAGACCGCTTTGTCCAAGATTCTGTTTCAACCTTGCAAGTACATCGCGGAACTTTCCTTTGGTATCTCGCGGTTGGTTTACGCCAGAAATGTATTTGTTTCCTCGTGTGGAAACTGCTTCTGGATTTGCCTTAACTTCACTCGCTTCTGTCGGTTCCATCGGTGAGGCCGCTAAAAGCCCCTCCTTGGCCGAGGCCACACGGGCGCGAAGCTCTTCAATTTTCTGAGCGTTGTCAGCCTTGGTGCTTTCCGCGGTTGACTTTGCAGCCGCTACTCGAGCTTGAATGTCTGTAACAACTTCATCGTCAATAAGACCTGCAGTTTTCCACTGCTCTGGGACCAATTCTGACTTTCCAAGCCCACGTGCTTTTTTGATGATGTGGCGACGAACTGCTGCTCGCTTGCCAGGCTTTGAACGACCATACGCTTGAATTGCGTTTTTAAGATCTTCAGTGTTGCGAATTGGATATGAACCATCTGGAAGAGCTTTGCCTTCCTGAGCAAGACGCTCGCGCATCGCCTTTGACATATATCCAAAGGTGTCATAGTCAAACGATGAACGAAGTCTGTTTGAGAGCTCTTCAGCTTTTGCTGCAAGCTCTGGATTTGCTGCTTGACGCTTTTCAAGGCGATCAATACGCGCTGCAAGTTCTTGCATTGGGTCTTCTTTTATCTGAGCAAGTGAAGCAGCACCTGCCGCGACAAGCGCGTAGATCTGACCAGATGCAACACGTGCTCGAGCAATTGGGAATCCTGGCACGTTTACTTGGCAAACTGCAACAAGTTCAAGCGAGCCATTGATTGGTCGCCAGTCGCCCGACGGAGCAGATGCGCGGAGGGCACGGATCTGTTCTGGTGACGCACTTGGACGAAGCGCGCCTGCAACCCAGATACCAAACTGATCTTCACCAGCGTGAACGTCCGCGATAGCAGAACCAGTGTCGTCGTAGTGACGAGCAGCTTCAAGCGCACTTGCCTCAAGCGACGCGTGTCCACCTGCAAGTGTCAACTGACCGACTGTGTAGTCTTTGCCATCGTCAGCGCGAACAACACCAGTGTGGAAGTACGCATAGCCTGTGCGACTCTTTGGTGCACGTGTTCCAGACCGCATACCAATGTGGTCGGTCTTCCACGAAGCGACGTGGCCAAATACACGGCCATCATCATCAACTGTCAGTGGCGTAGGGCCAGACAATTCTGGGTTTGCAAACCATTGAGCAGGTGGAACTGTTGGGATCGCGCCTGCGATCATTCCACAAGCCAGAAGCGCTGCCGCCTCGATTGATGCAACGCCGTCGCCGTCTTCAATATAGACGCCGTCTGGTAGATTTTCCATTGGTTCCTCCTGCATATCTTCAGTTTGTACAGTATCCTCCAAATAGATCTTGCATTCTTCAAATGCAGGCTTTGGAACGATTGTTACTGCCATTACTCGTGATTTTGTAATTGTGATCTTATCTCCGCCAATTTTCTTGGCTTTCATTTCATCTGTGTCGTCGCCTGCCTCGTCTTTAGCATCTTCGCTCGCCTCAAACTTGTCAAGGTCTGCTGAAACGCCTCGGATAAATCCATCGCGAACCATACGTTCTGCTTCTTTACCATACGCGCTGGTGTCAAAAACGCCATGTGCGTTTCCGATTCCTCCATCAACTCTTTCCATATGGTCAATGCGACCAACAACTACTGAGCCAGAGTGGCCGTCAGCTGTCTTGATTTGCCAAAGTAGCGGAAGAGGTAACTCACGGACTGTGATTGCACCTTTCTTAAACTTTCGGCCGTCGCCAGACTCTGTTTCTTCTGGAATAACCAAAGGAATTCTAAACTTTGCGCCGTAGCTAGGCGTGTCAATTGATGCCATAAGAACTCTATCCTTTGCCTCTTGCATTCCAGCCTGTGCAAACAGCATCTCAAAGATCTCTTGTTCATCTCTAATTGCGTCGCCACTTCCAATGATGTTCTTGTTTTTCTTCCCGACGTTGTACTTGCTGCCTGGCCACACACCAGTCATTTCTTTATGACGAAGTGAGCAGTATCCTTTTGCTCGAGGACCCATATACTTCATCAACTGACGATAGCAACGTGTCCAGTCGCCAGGTGTATTCCAACGAATCTTTAGTCCACCTCTGCCAATAGTCCAGTAGCGACGAAGCTTCTCAGCGTTCCCTCTGTTGCGGTCGAGTCCACCCTCAACGCCAACTGCAACAAGCGCACTGTCAGAATTTGCAGAAAAATCTTCAACAGCTTCTTCAACAGAGTTGTATTTCTTTGTTTTCTTCTTTGGAGCTATTGGATAGACCTCGTACACTGGCTCTGCCAATGTAAGTTCTTTTTTGCTGATGCTAACAACGCCATCTGGAATGAGTGCAAATCGGCAGTAGCCACCAGGCTCAACTTCGGCTGCAATAATCTTGCACGATGAGCCGCCTTCATACAAAATGCAATTTGCGCAAGTGACTCCGATATCTTTGATTTCATTTTCAGCAGCCGACTCGTAACCAGCCCATACTCCTGTATCATCGCTGTTGAATTTTCCGTACTTCTGTGTGATCTCAATTAGAGCGTCAGCAAGATCACGTTCTTCTGGAACAATAATTCCAGCGGCAGTGATAGCGTAATGCGCTGATGCTGTCGTTGTTCCATCAACTTGAGATAACACATCCAAGAAATCGTCGCCATGCAGCGGGACAACTGGAGGTGGAGTAGGCGAAGTTAGATCATTCAATATTTTTTGATCTGGAACCCACTTTTTATCAACGCGCTTGAAAATAGAAGGCTGTGTTGAATTTGTACCAGCAGGGACAAGTGAGATTAGATCAAAGACAGCTGCAGGATCGTCTGGCGAAACAATTGCCATGTACATTGGCTGAACGTCTGAAGTATCTGGAGTAAGTGGCTCACCTACACCTTTATCCTTCATTCCAGCTTCTTCAACAACCTCTTTGATTGATTTTTTTGGCTCAACAGAAGCCATAAAGCTTTTTGGGTTGTAGTACAAGTTGTAAATTGGATTTTTCTTAAAGACATCTTTAAACAGCGGGTGTTGGCGAAGATCGCCTTTGAGTTCTTTTGTTCCAGATATTTTTTCGCGCTCGCGCATGTACGAGTCAGCGTAGTTACGGACGCCAGCGCGTATTTCATCGTCTGTTTTTGGCTTTGGTGGAGTGTACATTTCAGCCATACCAGCATCGCGCTGGTCTTTTACCCAAGCTGGGTAGTTGTACATAACCTGTTGAAGTTGATCAGAAGTTAGCGCTGGTAGTGTTCCAGGAATACGAGCGTTTGGCGTTGTCATTGGGGTTCTTGGCATTGCAAGAATTCCAGACGTGTCAAGCGGCATTCCTTCTTGCGGAGCCGATGTAACACTTGGTTGATTTACGTCTTCAACAGCCTGTGTTTGATTGCCAGGCACGCGGATAGACTCACCAGAGTCCATCTTGACTACAACACTTTGTGTTGCGCGATCAATTGACGTGATACTTCCTTGCTTTGAAATATCGCCACCAACTGCAACTCGTGAGCCAGCCTGCGAAAACTTTCCGCTCCTATCGCGAACTTGTTTTTGCGCGTTTGCTGATCGCTCTTTCGGCGTGTACACACCGTCGCCTTGGTCTACAGCACCAGCAGATGCATCGCTGGCTGCCGTGACTGCCATGTCTGGAATTGTCCAGTCAATTTCATCAAGCGCGAGTGAGACAATTTCGGCTTCGTCTGGGTGCAAATCGTAGACACCAATGGCGCCATGCGGATTCTCTTGAAAGTACGCAGAAAGAATTAGCGCGGACTCTGGATCAATTGGGATATGAACCTTCTCAACCCTGTCGTACGGATCGTCTAATGACTTATCGTATGTTGAAATGTCACTGTCAACGTGGCCAAGGTCGTCCCATCCAGCCTCGTCCCATACGTGTACATTTCCACTAAGATCAACCATGTACAGACGGTCAATCGCACCGTGGTCCATGCGAACACGCGCAACGAACTCTGGAGCTTCTGAGTCATTTAGTTCTTGCGCAAGTTTGAATGCACCAAGGTCAGCGAGGTAGTCTTGTTTGATTTCATAGTCGCTGTAGTCATCGTCAGAAACGTACCCATCTGCGCGCATTCCTTTTTTGTTTTCGCGCTCGACAATCTGCTGTGCCCAGCGCCATGCAGCATCGCCGCCCCAAAGAGCCCACGCGATACGACCGGCCGACGGAAAACCATCTTCGCCTGGCTTGTAGCCTTTCCCCCGTTTGTCAACTTCGTGGCGTGGAAAGTACTTTGCAATGTGACGAACTTTTTTGATACCAATCTGTCCGCCGTTTGCAAGAATCCGTGCGCTGTTTACGCCAACAGGCGTTCCACCACGTTTATGCTCTTTGCGCCACTCAAGACCGCGCTTGGCCTCTTCTTGTGCTGCCTTGGGGATCGTGTACATTCTTCCAGAAGCGGTGATTGTACTAATGCTTAGGTCTGCGAGTGCTCCAGACGCAAGTTCTGAAACTACAGCAGGTGCTTCTGTTGTTGGCGTTTCCCATGGTTGGATGTGCGACAACGCACTAAAGTGGCCGACTTCATCAACCATATTTGTTGTTGAGTCAACAACAACGGCCATATTGCCATCAGTAAAGAGGAAGTAGCTTCCACGAACGCCAGAGAAATTGATCATTGATTAGACACCTCTGTTAGATTGTACTTTATCTTTTACAGGGCCACCAGCGACCCAGGCGTCACATGTCCGCGAAGCAGCGCATTTAAAGTCAAAAGCTTCGCAATATCCAAGCTCTGCAACATCAATTGCGTCCCAAGCATTTTGCTCACCTGAACCGCCTTGTTCAAGGCCAGCAGCGATACAACGCCGCATTTCATTGGTAATTATGAATACCGCGCAGTTTCCACAGAGACTCTGCGTCGCCTCATCAACTGGAACGGACCACATATCAGCCTTCTCTTGCCAGAACTCGTCGTTTGGAAGTGCTGGATTTAGAGGCCCATAACCTGCGGAATCAATTGCTTTTTGTCTGTTCTTTAGATTCAAAGAAATGTCACTAGTTGCTGGTGGGCATTCTTTTGGAGGCGGCACTGCCGCGGCGGCTGCGATGGCAGTTGCGGTGTTTTCGCTTAGCTCATACGGAACTTTAGCGCCTGTAGCTGCGATTGCGTCATAATAGCGAATGAAATCAACGCCAACTTGGTAGTCGTAGAGATCCTGGTCTTCAACATCTTTAAAAAACATGCCATTTAG